ATGGCTGGATTGACGTTCGGCATCAGAGCCTCACGGACAGCCAAGAGGTGTCGGCGATGGACTCCGGTGGGTTCTCGATGGCGTTCGCTCGGACCGCCTCCATGAGGCACAGGCGATAGTCTCGCAGTGCCGCGTTCTTCTTGCCGTCAGATTGCGTCAGCGCCTCGGCGACGTTGTACGACAGCAGCGCGGCAAATGCCTCATCAAACGATGAGTCAAACTTGGTCGGATCGGATATCCGCGCCAGATACCGCAGGTTCATCTGACTGGAACTGTTCGTCAGAATCTTGCCGCCCTCGAGCTGGTACTCCTGCCCACCACCGCCTATCAGGTCTGACAGGTCGGGAGCCGGGAAGAATGCACCTACCTGCAGGATGCGCAGGCAGTCAGCCGGGAGCGTGAACTGGTAGTTGTAGCCGAAGGTCGGAGTAGCGACATCAGCCGCCACGTTCGCCCGCTTCACGCAGAACCGCCAGTTGTAGGTACGCTGCAACTTGTCGCGCAGCATCCCATAGATGGCGTTCAGCTCACGAGCAGGCTTCGTGTTTTCCGTGAGCGAAGTGATCCGCAGGTCACCAATCTTGGTGAGCGCGAGATTCGCAATCGCTACGTCACTCGTGGCCACGGGCAGCAGCCCTTAAGCCGGAGGCCAAGCGTCCTGAGCGATGGCTTCCTTGAGCGTGTCGAGCGCCAACAGCACCTCGAGCTTGCTCATGCCGATGAGGTCCACACGCACCTCAACATCGAGGCCGGTCGTGGAAGCGCTCTCAGTCACATTGCGAACGCCCTGATTGCCGCGCTCGATGCCGTAGAAACGATCTGACATGTCTCTCTCCCAGAAGGAAGGGGCGAGCCGGTCAACCCGGCCCGCCCCGGTTCATCACGCCGCGTAGCGCCCGATCACCTTCACCGTGCCGGTCGAACCGGCAGCGGCAGTCAGGGTCATCGTCACATCGTAGAACACCGACGGGTCGCTCGTGAGACCGAGGGCGTCCCAGAGCTCCTTGCCGCTGTTCGCGAGCGAGAAGACAGCCGACTCGTGCAGGACATCGGTGCCGTTTAGCGCCGAGGTCAACGCCTGAGCCGAAGTGAACAGGTCAGCATCCACCACCGCGCCGCCATCCTTGACGGTACGGTAAACGCCGATGTCCGTCGCAGCGGTCGTGATCGCCGGGCAGTACACCCGGAGGTCGGTCATGACCGCATTCGACGGCACCCGGAAGAGCCGGTAGGTGCTGGCGATGCTGTCGGAGCTGGTCACGTCCACCGTCGCGATCTTGGTGCGCTCGAAACCACCGTCTACACGGGGGTTGTTAAGCACAGCAGGAACCGCGTCAGCGTTGGTGATCAGGGAGGACTTTCTTGCTTCAACTGCCATGGTGATTTACTCCCTTACTCGGCGCACAGGATGTCGACGACCTTCTTCTCTTCGGTGCGGGTCGCGCCGAAGGTACCCATCAGGTAGACCTGATACGGGTGCGAAGAGAGGTCACGACGCTGCGTGACGTTGGATGCGATGTCGTTCCACATGCCCAGGTGAACGCCCGACGGCACCCAGACAGGGCAGCGACGGTGGCTCGAGGACGTGGGAAGACGCTCGGTGTGGATGAAGTTGATCCCGAGGAAGCGGGTCACCTTGCCATCCTGCAACACCGGAGCATCGGTGTTGAAGTCGGCATTCGTGACCTGCAGCTGCCCGAGGAGGTCGTCGTGCTGCTCGGCGCTGATGGCGCAGTACGCCGGTTCAGCATCGAGGTCCACTTCGTTCTCCATCAGGATGCGGCGAGCTTCGCGCAGCTTGTCCACCGTGAGGCCCACGTTGCCAGCGGCAGCGTAGTTCACAGCGACCTGCTGGTTGGTGGTGTCGAACACGGTGCTCGTGCCGCCAGCCTCGCCGGTCTTGTTCGTGCCGAAGATGCCCGAGATGATGACATCATCGATCGCACGGCCCATCGCGTAGAGACCGTTCTGCGAGTAGGCAGACTGCGGGTCGGCGAGGAGACGGAGCTTGTCGAAGTTGTCGATCAGGTCAGCCCAGTCGTAGTCTTCCGGGAACACCCAACGACGATTGTTCGGGGTGTTGACGGGGACGATCGGCTGGTAGCGGGTCGAGACAGCGCGGGCGCTGGTGGCACCGTACTGCGTCACGACCTCGGACTGCTTGCCCATGTATGAACCAGTCTGCACGGCACCGCGCAGCTTGGAGCCCTTCTGCTGCAACAGCAGCGAGATGTTCGTGCCGTACTGAACGGCATAAACGGATGCGATATTGTCGGCCATGTGAGCCTCCTGAAAAAAGGTTAAACCTGTTCTCGGATGGCTTGTCCTTGCGGGGCCGGAATCCTTGCCCGATACGCTCGGGCCAAACGACCGTCTTTCCGGCTGTCTTCGGGGCCTCGCGGCTTACCCGGCCTCTGGTAAAGAGCCGGGAGGTTTGACCCTCCCGGCAACACACACAGAGGAAACGCAGACGGATGGTACCCCGCCCATCTGCGAGACGCAACTACTCGTCTGTCAGCCCCGGATTCGCCATCCGGTTGAGGTTCATCATCTCCTCGATGGCGCTCTGCCGTATCCGCTGGTCCTGGTGCATGTACCGCGCCATGAACTCCTTGTCAGCGAACATCGAGGCCACCTTGTTCTTGGCCTGCGACGGGTTCAGCGCACCCGAACTCGGGGCATCGCTGGCCACAAAGTCAGCCTCGCGGAACTGAGCGCCGATTGCGTGGAAGAGCTTCATCACCTTCGCGGTGCCGATCGCCCGCTCCATAGCGTCGAACGAACCCTCATCGAGGCCAGCCTCCTTGCTGAACTTGAGCACGGCGCGTTTGGCCAGCTCCTCGTTCTGCGAGGCAGCAGCGCCCCATTCTCCGCGCAGGGCAGCGTACTCGGCCTCCGATGCCTTGCTGAACGACTCGCCTTCAGCCTCCACCCGAGCCGCAGACGCCTTGTTCCACCACTCTGCCAGACCCTTGGCCTGCCTCGTGGTCAGTCCAAGCTCGTGCAGCACCGGTGCGGCAGCGGTCGCGAACGAGCCATCATCGCCCTCTGGCACCGGTAGACCGTACTTGTCCGGCGACTCAGGTCGCCCGAGCCGGTTGTACACCGCGCTCCACCCGTCAGCGTCGTCGTCCGACTTGGGGGCAAGGATGGTCCTGCCCGCCTTGTCAGCGCCGAAAACCTTCTCGAGGTTCTGGTATGAAAGCAGCGCATCGGCTGGTCCCTTCCATCCCTTTGCCTTCACGAGCTCACCCAACTGGGTGGAAGTGTTCGGATCGATGCCCTCCGGGGCGTACCATGCCGGTGCCGGAGCAGCCGGGTTGCCTGCTGGTGCAGACCCTGTATCGTCACTCATCTCGGTAGTCCTCTTGCAGATTGGTCAAGGTCTTTTCGTCCAGGTGCAGCGCCTCGACAATCATCTGCACCGTCTCCTGTCGGCCGACCATGCGCCCGACTTGGAACATGTCCACATTGGCACCCGGTGTCGCCGGAGGTTTGCCGAGCCTCGCAAACCGCTTGAGGTGCGCCACCACGATGCGCCCGTCCTCGGACAGGTCATTGCTCTGCGGGTCGAGGAAGAGCCGCTTATACGCCCGACTGCGCCACAGCACTTGCCGGATGCGCGACAACATCATGTTCATGCCTTGCCCCATTGTCTGAAGTGTACGCCACCGCAGCGCACCACGCCGCCGAGCAAATCCCGGACGGTAGGATGACCGCACCCATACCCCTGCCCGTTCCAAGGACAGCACCACACACAGCCCCGACACGCTTGCGGAACCTGCCATTTGGTGTCACTCAAAGCCGCTTACCTCGGAAATGTGCCGTCACCCAAACTTGCGCCGCAGGTAGTCCATCGAGAGCGGCATCAGGTCGTAGTTGCCGTTCCTGACCTCGTTGAGCACAACGATGCCTGACCACTCCGATCGCTGAACATCCTCGGGCCTGTACCCCTCGTGGTCGATGTAGAACCGACCGCAGACCAGCCCATGCTTTACATGGTCGGGATACTGCTTCGACCCGTACAGAAAGCCCTGCTGATGGCCCTGCACGAAGCTCGAGCCGATGTGCCCCAGGCGGCTCGTGATGGTGCCGCCAATGGGGCGGCCAGAGAAGGGGTTCGGGAAGTAGTGGCAGTATTTGATGCCGTCGATCTCGACGATCTCTAGGAACTTCGGGCGCTCCCAGTCCAAGGTCTGGCAGTTGTGCGAGCCGATGGTTCCCTTCCACTTGGGTTCGCGTGACGCCACCCGATCCGCTCTGGCCTCGTGATTGCCAGGCACGAATACCTTTCTCGGCGTCCATTGTTTCCGCTTACCCCTTACTCGACGCTCCTGCTCTGCCATCATTGGGGCGCAGAGTCGCCGGAATGCCTCGTTACCGGCCTCGACATCCTCCTGATACCGGGTACCCTCAAGTTCTTGTGAGCCGGGTTCGCTGTGCGAGTTGAGCGACGGGAAGTCCCACCAGTCGCCGATGCAGACGATGACATCCGGCTGGTATTCGACGATGGCGCGGGCGGCCCAGTCGACGTGCTCTGTGTTGGCCCCCGGCTTGATCTGCGCGTCGGGGATGATGAGGTGCCGCTTGGGGGTCATCTAGTGGCCGTGGTGAACGTCTGGAGCGCCTGATGCAAGAGCGACCCGAGGTTGTCTACGAACACCTCGCAATCGTTGAGCGGGTGGTTCATTTCCGACAAAAGGCAATGTACGAGCTCGTGGCAGAGGGTCTGCTGCAGCTCGGTGTCGCCGAGGTCTGCTCGCAGTTCGATACGGTGTCGGTTTGGGTCATAGATGCCGACCGCCGTCTTCGGGTGCCGCCACTTGGACAACTGGATGATACGGACCGTGACCTGGTGCCCGTGGATCTGAAACCGGCGCGGGATGCCAAGCTTCGTGTAGCGGTCTACTCTAGCCACCGCTGGAGCTCCCCGAGGCGCTCGGCGTCTCGCTCGCAGGCGGCGAGGTGGGCGGCAAGAGCCTCTCCAACCTCTGCCGGGTCTGCGGGCTTTCCGGCGGCATCATCAGCCTCGCTGGAGGCGGCACCGGCACCGGGCAGGGGACAGGTTTGTGAGCGCAACCGCCGAGCGAGATCAGCACCCCGGCGAGTAGCAACATCGAGTTTCGCGTCGAGTTCACGTTCAACCCCCTCGCGCCTTCGCATGTCTGCTTCATATGCGGCCTGAGCCTCACGCAGAGCCTTCGTAGCGGCCTGCTCAAGCCTGACCCTATCTGCGTACCACTTGGCATGAACCGCCGCTGCACCGGCCTCAGAGCCCGCCCGGTATGCCGATCGGTACCCGAACCAGCCAGCAGCAATCAAGGCGACGGCGACCGCCGCCCAGATTTTCACGCCTGCGGCTCAACCTTGCGCTTGGCGTACACCGACCACGCCGCCGCAGCAAGCGTTGCCAGCGCACCGGCCACCGCCATGAGCGTCGCCGAGTCGATCAGTCCCTTGGAGACCAAGAAGCCGCCGAAGAAGGCGACGACAGCACGGACAACACCTGAGATTTCTTCACCGTTCATGGGATACCTCTTACTTGAATACGCTCAGTTGACACTCAACCGGACAGATTTGGCATCAGAATGTTGGAAATGCGGGTACTCGCGGAACCTTTTCCACCGACCCGCCCACTCGAGACCCGCAGCCTCGCCGAGTTCGCCCACCCGCTTCCACACAGGATCGGCAGCGTTCCACACCGGCTTGCCGTTCGAGAGCGGCACCACATCGACCGCCAGACTCGCAGGCTTGCCGTCGAACCGGAAGTTGTGCATCGACCGACCGGGAGGCGCATTCGTCACCCGGCGACCAGGCTTCTTGCGCCCGATGGCGTACAGCTTCGCCTGCTCCTCGTCCGATCGGTAGGTACAGGTCACCAGCAGGTCGATGCCCTCCATCTCCACGCGAGCGAGGAAGTCCACGACCAGCGGCTGCATCAACGGGTGCAGGTCGGTGAGCTTCCGGCTGCTCACTTGAAGAACACCAGCGTCGCGAGGATGCCGCCCATGCCGGTCAGCAAGGCGAGTGCGATCTTGATGAGCAGGTGCTGGATGCCGTCCACCCGCTTGTTGAAGTCCTGCCGGGAGTGCGCAATCGTCGTGCGCAGCTCGAGGTGATCGTCGCGCAGCCGTCCATAACGCTCGGCGCACACATCCTCGTGCGACCGCAGCCGACCCTCAACCTCACGCAGACGGGATGACCAAGCGTCAGGATTCGTCGTCAAGGTCTCATCCTCGTAGAACATGGGTTATCCCAACACTTCCCGACGGGGAGCGGAGGCTGCAATCTGCTCGGCCTTCGCGAACCGTTCCGCAGCCTGTCCAGCCAGCGGAGCCGCCGCGAGCAGCTGCTGCATCTGGGCCTGCTCCTGATCGGCAGCGTCCATGGCCTCGAGCTCTTCATCCGACCGGAGCGCCTTCGCTGGGACGTTGTTTGCCTCGGCGATGACCTTCACCGCTTGGTCAGCGTTGATGCGTCGCAGCACCTTCATGTCGCCCGACGCTTGCGCAACCGGCAGGATCGCCTCGATGGTGCGCAGGATGCCAGCCGCTTCCTCTGCCCTCATCAGCCGGGCGAGCGGCCCGGTGTACTTCGGCAGAATCTCGCCACCGGCCATCACATAGTCGAGCAGCATCGGAGGCGGCTCGGGCAGGGAGCCGGACGCAGACAGCAAGTCCAGTTCGCGCTCGATGATGGGGCCGACAAACTCCGACTGCTGGCGACCCATCGTAGGCCCAAGCAAAGCGCCCTTCTCCTGCGCTCGCTGCATGACCTCAGTCGCCGTCATCACACGCGGACTCTCGACGAGAATCTGGAACAGCGTGACGAGGAACGAATCGTTCACCGCCTTGCGCTTTTGGTCGGACATCTCCATGCCGATCGGCAGGTTTCCGCCCGTCATCAGGGGCTGAACCAACGGCGTACCATCCTCGCGGAGGTAGCCGTAGTTCAATGCATTGGGGCGTACCGAGAAAGCATTAAGGGCTCCCTCCTCGGACAGAATGAGCGGCGGGTCGACCATGCGGTGCGCCATCCGAAGCATGGTCTTTTCCATCTCCTGCAAGGACTTGATGTCGGCCAGAGCCTCCATCGCAGGTGATCGCCCATAAATCTCACGCGGGCCGGTGACATACCGACCAACCGCATACGGCATCGTCCGGTACCCGCCCTCGGCGAGCAGCGTCTGACCCTCGCGGGCGACATACCGGGACATGTACTGCATCCCATCCGAACCGGCCTTGCCAGACCTGTACCCGTCGTTCGGCTTTACGCAATGGATGAACTCAAAGAGGTCATTCGCTCGAGCACCGTCCGCAGCCTTGATGCCTCGCGGGAGCTTGTCAGCCCAGCCCGGCACCTGCATTGCTTGCCGCGCCGTCAACTGGAAGCATCGGTACACCGTGTCCACCCGACCCGTATGGTCAAGGTCGATGACAATCTCAGAGAGCGGGATGGCGCGGTACCGCAGCGTCACACCTGGTATCTCGTCGATGAAGAGCGCCGAGGTGCCGAACGCGCCCAGACTCAGGTAACACTCGAACGCCTGACTCGCGAAGTTCGCGGTCGGCGCATACCGCTGACGGAACAGCAGGTCACGCAGGGAGTCGCACCAGCGTTGCACTTGGATGTTGTCGTCGAGTTCCGGGATGCCTGTGTGCAGGCCGTGCCACATCTGGGTGGCGGGAGTCAGCATCGAGTCCATCGCAGCCGCGAACCGGGGGAGCGCTCGTTGCGCAGTCGAGTCGAATATCTTCTCGGATCGCTTCTCGCCCGGCGTACGCTGCCCGGTCATCTCGGCCATCGACGGCCAGACCCGCTCGGCAACCTCCTGCCAATGGGACTCCCATGTACCACGCGCCCCCTTGAGGCGGTCGTATCCCTGCAGTACGTCCTGTGCGCGTGAGTCCATCGTTACTCCCAAAGCAGGAACGCGCCGTTTTCCAGCGTGATGTTCTCTTCGATCTCGGTCACAAGGTTGCCAGCACTCTGGTCATCGCCCGTGCCGTCACGCCGCATTGAGCGACCAGTCGTGCGCTCCTGCGACCGAGGCCAAGTGCGCATCAGAACCCCGGAGACGGGATGCGAAGAGCCTGTGCGTAGACCGCTGTCGCCGTAGCAATGTTGCAGCGGATCTCACCAGCGCCCAGCTCGAAGATGCCACCACCAGCCGCCGTCAGGGTCACATCCGCGCCGACATCCTGCGCCGTGCCGTTCGGTCCCTTGCATTGCAGTTTCACGGTTCCGCCGCCGAAGGTTGCCTCGACGCGGAACTCGCCACGACCACCGGGCCATGCGAACCACGAACCCGTGGCGCTGGCGTTGGATGCGAGTGTGATAGCGGTCGCCATACGATGCTCCTTAGGCTGCTACGGCCTTGATGACTGCGAACGTGAGAACAGGCGTATCGGTACCCGCAGCCGGAACCGTGCCGTTGTCGATGTTTCCAACCGAGATGGTGCATTGGCCGGTGTTCACCGCAACCACCTGCACGTGGTAATACTTCGCCGTGCCAGCCGTCAGGCCGGACTTGATGCTGACCACCACCACGTCACCGGGCTCGATGGCGCTGTTCGTCAGCACAAACTGGTCAGCCTCGTGGCCCGCGATGGCAGCAGCAAAGAGCGTGATCTGTCCGCAGATGGCGTTCAGCGTGACGCCAGTCGTGCGTGAGGTCGCTTGCGTGACCACGCCACCCGCGCCGGTCGCATACCCCACCCCAGCAGATGCCGAGGTCGAGCGGATGGAACTCGCTGCCGTCACCGCGCCAGCCTTCGTCACCTGGAACCGAGCAGCACCGCCGATCAGCAGGTTGATAAGGAACGAACCCGCAGCCGAGGCGGTGTCCGTGACATCGAGCTTGATTCCCGAGAAGGTCGTCGCAACGTTGTTCCAGATCGCCACGAGGTCAGCCGCCGAAGCGCCGACAAGTGCCTTCGCCGTAATCTTCTTGGTCTCAGACCCGCCGACATCGACAATCGGCAGCACATCGACCGCAGAATCGACATCGATCTGCGCCAGCGAGTTGAACTGCGTGATCTTCTTGGTAGCCATCAGCCGCCCAGAAGCTTGGTCGTCGCCACCCCACCGGCTTGGCGGGTGTCAGGTGTGGACATCATCGAAGCAGCCCGGCCGCGCCGCCGCCGCATGCGGGTCGATTCGATCTCGCGCTGCTTGGCCATGTCGGTCTCAGGCGGGGGAGGCGGAGCCTCAATCTTGGGCATCTTGGGCTTGAAGAGACCGGACATCGGGACACCTCCGAAATGATACGCCGCGAGTCTATCCCAACACGCTGTAATCTGCTACCGCCGCCCCAGCTCGGGGCGCTCTGGCCGTCCCACGGAACGGACGCCGACCCTTGGCAAGGTATCGCAGGGCATCGGCATAGTGACTCGTCCAGTCGTGTAGCGGCCTGTCCTTGAACCGCTGCCCCTTCTCGTCGTACTCGCGCCGGTACTGCC